GGAATCTTGGAGTGCAGCAGAGCGTCGTAGTCGTTCTGGTCGTATCTCATGGATTTCTGGTTAGTGTTCATCTGATTTTGTCCTCCTTCTCTCAGACAGCAGGCTTGGCATCGTCGGTGGATGCAGCGTGACCGTCAGCGCCGCTTGCGGCAGGAACGCCGTACAGCTCCACCGGCGCAACGCCATTGCTGGCCGCACCGATGAAGCGACCGGGAATTGCGATGCCGCCCTCCTTTGCGAAGCAGCCTGCTTCATCGCCTTCCACGATCATGTGCAGGGCATCACCATAGGTGGGTGCAGCGCCGGTTGCCAGACGCACCCAAACGCGGCCACGGCGCATAACGCCAACAGTCTGGTTGTTCAGGACGTAGAGCTTACCCTCCAAATCCTGCTGGCGGTCGAAGCCGTTGATGACAACGCCCTCGAAGTTATCAGCAGTGCTTGCACTGGTCGGCAGCGCAACGCCGCTGCCCAGAACCTTGCCGGTGACAACGCCGACACCGAAATGCAGCTTGCCGGTCGCCTCCTCGTTGAAACGGGAGTCCACCGGGTAGTGGAACATATCGTAGATGCCGCCTGCAACACCCTTGCTGGTTGCATAGCTGTAGGTTTTCTGAACGCCCATCTTACTTTTCCTCCTTCTTCATTCTGCGGTCGATCATGCGCTGGCGGGCCTCGGAAGCGGAGCTGGTCTGCTTCACAGGGGGCTTGCCATCGCCGTGCATCATCTGGGAACGCTGATAGTTGGTGTCCTTGCGCTCCTTCATCTCGGAAACGGCCATGTCGAACGCTGCGTTGACATAGGCAGCGCTCTTGCCATCCAGATGCAGTGTGGGCTTCAGCTTGCCCAGAACGGCCTTCTTGGCATCCTTGACGCTCATTGCCTCCAGACCATCCATATTCAGGCGGTCGCCGACACGGACAACGCGCAGCAGCTCACGGAAGTCATTGGCGGAATCTGCGCGGTCTTTCTTATCCCGTGCGGTGTCGCCGCCTTCATCAGCGTTGCCTTCAGCGCCCTCGCCGTCGCCATCGGTCTGAGTACCGCCGCAGCCGCCCTCAGCGCCAGCAGTGGTCGTGCCAGCAGCTTTCAGAACGTCGATAACTCCCAGCAGGGTGTCGATATCCTCGTCCTGCTGCGCGATCACGCCCATTGCGCCGGGCATATCTGCCGGGTCGCCCTCAGAATCGCGGCGGTCACGGCGGTCTTTGACCTGCTGAACTGCATCCGGCTGTTCGCCTTCAGCAGCACCGGCGGTCTGCGCAGGCGGCTCTGCGGTAATACCGCCGTCGGCCGCAGCACCAGAACGCTCTGCACGGCGTTTCTTGAACGCCTCCACAGCAGCGGCCAGCTCCTCCGGGGTGGGAGCGCCATCAGTTCTCTTGGTGGTGTTTTCCATGTTCAGTTTTTCTCCTTTCATGCAGTCGTGGCCCTGCCCATCAATGTTGAGCCGGGCCTGTTCACCAGCCCTCGCCTTATCGACAAGGGCAAGATGGTTGATTTCGATGTCCCGCTGAATGGCATCATAGGGTTGCCCCTCCCAGACACCGGGCGTTTCGTCCAGACGCAGGTTGTAGCCGCAGGACAGCTCACGCATTTTGTACTTCTTCAGGCTGTCGGTGTCGTGGATGATGATTTCTGCACGGACATCATCGCCGTCCCGGTAGCCCTCCGACAAAATCGTGCCGATACTCTCCTCTTTCACGTTGTCTGTGTCAACGTAGCCAGCATCATGCGTTACGATGATGGGCTTCCCCTTGTAGGACGCAAGGCTCTTTTCAGCAAAGACTTCTTCAGGCAACCGCAGCTCCCGGCGCTCGGAACCGTCCGGGTTGTGATAAACAAAAATGCCCACCGATGTCACGATGGGGTGGTCTACAAGGTAGCCCTCATCTGTGAAATAGGTGGCATCCAGCGGCAGGCTGTCGAAGCGCTGAACTTTCGTTTCAGTTCCCATGTTGAATAACTCCCTTCTCAGGTCTTAGAGGATGGTTTCATCCACGGCCATCGCCCCCTTTCGTGACCGGCAGGTCTACGGTTTTGATGTTGAAGACTGGCAGTGCACAGCAGCGGCACTGGTAGTCTTTGCCGGGGTGACAGCGCCTCCCGGTCTTTTCATCGACCACCGGCGGGTCATCCCAGCGGAACCGCTTATGGTTCAGCGCAGCATGGCTTGGGCGGACGCGGCTATCGCCAGAGGTTGACCAGACGTACTCCACCACGCCTGCGTCCTGCTGTTGCTGCTGGGTGATGTCACCGTTCAGCTTGGCAATCTGGTCGCGGGCAAGCAGTTGGGCGTGTCGCCGGTCTACGCTGTACGTCCGCTGAATCTGCTTGACGATGGTCGTCGTGGTTTCGCCGTTCCGATAGCCCTCCAGCACGATCTGGCGCATACGCCCCAGACTTTCCTGCGGGATGGTCTTGATGAGCGCCACGTTGTCCTCGACCCAGCGTTCCATCATCGTTCTGTACAGCTCGCCGGTGTAGTAGTCATCCATCAGGTCGATGCCCAGCGTGGACTTGACGGCTTTCTTCCACTCCCGGATGCTCAACTTCCGCGTGAGCTTTGCCATAGACTCGATCTTGCTGCGCAGGCCAAACATAGAGGTGCGCCGCTCCAGCTCCACGGTCATCTTGGAGAAAACCGTTTTGACCTTTGCAATCAGGTCTGAAGCGTCATCATGGCGCTGACCAGCTTCACGCTCTGCGCGGGCCGCGTCCCTGATCTCCGGCAGATACTCCTTCAGCAGTTCGTTCAAGATACGGATGTAGGCATTGGTGAGCCGCTGGAACTCGCGTTCCGCCTGCACAGGGTACTTGGATGAATATTTGCATATCAGGTTATCGTGACTGCCGAAGCGGTGGCGGAGCAGGTCTTGTACCATGTGTCCGTGGACGGTATCATTCACTGTTTTCGCCTCCTTTTCTGGTTCTGAACAGCAAAAAAGCGGCGATTTGCACCGCCGCAGTTGAGATTATGGCTTAATGCCCTCTGAGAACTTCTGATGAGTGCCGGGAAACGTCCCAAATGTGCTTGTGGGATAATTTTGTGTCAGAGGATTGAAAGCCGCTGGATGGCTTTATTTGCGGCAGTTGCAAAAAGCCCCTGCCTGACGCTCGGCCCCGCGCCCGCACCGTTGGCAAATTTGAACGAAGTGAAAATTTGACAACAGGTTACGGTTTGGTTGGGTAAGGTACGGTTATAGTCGGACGCTCCGCCGGATTGTCCGGTGGACGTTCCTGCGGATTTTGGCCTGTTTTCGGCCATTTTTGAATATTTATCCAAAAACAGGTGAATATATTCCAAAAACAGCCAATTTCGAGCTTTGCGTTTTCCGACCATTTCGGTGATTGCGGTGGAAAAGCGGTTCTTTTCTGGTTTACAATCGCCTTGACGTCGGTTTACAATGCGGTGAACTGCGGTAAAACAGGCGGTTCCTTGCACAGCAGGCGGAAGGTTTCACGGCCCTTCGGGGTGATGAGCGTCTGGGTCCCGGCCCAATCATTGTGCCGGCCCTTGCCCTCTTTCACCTCGAACAGGCCGTTGTTTTTTGCCGCATACGGCATCAGCTTGTTCTTCTGGTCACGGTAGACGTACTTATGGTCGAGCAGCCAGCCGATGAAGTCTTTCTCCTTGATGCCCAGCTCCTTGGCGGTTTCGCGGAAGTTGGTCAGCAGGTTCCGGGCCACCAGCTCATCAAAATACTCGGCCTTCGGCTGCATGATCTGGTTCTGCGCCGTCAGCTCCTTGATTCGGGTATCGCGGTCGGTTAGGGTCTTCTGCGCGACCAGCAGGGCCTTTGCCATAAGTTCCTGCGGGGAAAGCTCCTCCTGCCCGGCAATGTAGCCGCCGTTCTTGCGGATGCTGGGCAGCACCACGGCCGTGACCCATTTACGGAAGGGCTTGGCTTCCGGCTTATCGCTGCGCAGGATGACGTTGTACAGGCCGGACTCGCTGATGATGGTGGCATTCTGCACGCCGCCAAGGGTGTCAATTTGACTTACCCCCTTCTCATCCTCGTCCAGACGATCTGCAACCATGCGGCTGTTGCCCAGCCCTAAAACTTCGCACACATCCCGCAGAACGAACCACGGTTCGCCGTTCAGGTTCAGGGTGCGCACGGGTTTGTTTTCGTCATATCTGTAAATCGTGACCTTGTTCATGTTCTTTCTCCGTTCCGTTTTTGAGATGGGAAATTCGGGCAAACAAAAAGAGCGGTGGCTTCCCATCGCTCTTACACAGCAGAAAAGCCGCAAACCTCACATGAGGCTTACGGCTCGCTGCATCAGGCTATTCTGTTGTAGATACTCCAGTCCACGAAGGGTTATCCTCGTTCTATGGCCGAAGACCTCGATATATCCGGCATCCTCCAGCAACCGCAGGAGCGCAAACCATCTGTTGGCCGACAGCCCCAAAGCGCTTGATGAAATCTGCGACATATCAGGTTCGTCATAGTCCAGCGCCTGTTCCAGATAACTCAGGATGCGGTAGATTGCAATGAAGTTGTACATTGCAATCATCCCACCTTCTGCCCATTCTTCCACGCCTCGCGGGCCTGGTTCAGGCTCATGTGGTTAGTACAGTCTTCTTCGTCCGGGTCGGCAAGCTGCATGAGTTCGTCTTCCCAGCCGCATACGGGGCAAATGTCATAGTCTCCAGCATACTCAAAAGTATACTGACCACAGACTGGGCAATCATAGCTGTCGCCATACTTTACCTTTTTGAGTTCTTCAAGACTCATCATTTGTTCTCCGCTTCCTTTCTGCTATTATAATACGCCACCGCCTTATCAAGGTTAGGCGCACCATTTTTCCCACACTTTGCCTTCATATAGGTTTTGAGAACACCTCCGGGAAAGCCGCTCGCATATTCCGTCGTTTTGGTGTTGAACCTTACGATGGAGCCGTCCGACCGAGCATATCCAACAACGTCCCCTCCACAGGGCTGTTTCAGAAAGTCGATGCCTTTCTGCTGGTATTCTTCTTCCGACTGGATGCCCATTTCCTCAAGGCCATGCCGTGTAGCGTGGTCTTTAAGTTTTTCAGGAGAAGCAAACCCAGTGCAGGGGGCATTTTCGCCTTCAGGAGATACCGCAGGCCCGCTTTCGGTTGAGCCAGAGCCACTGCTCTCGCTCTCTGCGAACTGCCCGTTTTCATCCCGTGGGTGGTCGGCTTCGTTGAAGTCCATCCTATCTTTCATCTTAGCATTTTGTGCATCCGATGTCAAACCGGGATTTGACGATAAAACGTCGAGCAGCGCTGTGATGCTCTGGGCAAACGGCGGGAACAGACGTTCCGGATTCTGAGTGGACAGCTCGGCCACCTTTTCGGCGGTGATGAACCCCGGAGAGGTCATCTCGCCATCAGCGCACCGGATGCTGCCGTCAAAATCCGTGCAGAGAAACACATGGGACGGGCAGTACGGCGGTTTCAGGTCACTCAGGAAGGCTACCGGCATGAGGTCTTTCGGCGTGATGCCAAACTCCTCCCGCGTTTCGCGGATGGCTGCATCTTCTGGGGACTCCCCCGCCTCGATATGCCCACCCGGTCCACCAACAGAGCCGCCCTTCAGGCGAGTGCCGCAGAGAAACCGGCCATCCTGCACAACAAGAACGCCGACACCATAGTCAGTGTCGGTGGCATCGGCATTGGTGGTCGGCGGAGTGGCCGTAGGTGCTACGGTAGCGCTCTGTTCCTCGCCGCCAGGAGCCTGCCCCTGCTCAATGTTCTTCTGGGCGGCTTCCACGTCGCTCATGGCGCTCGGCTCAGTACCCAGCAGCGACTGCAACAGATCATCCTCGTCATCCTCGGAGATGATGTCTTCGACATCAAACTCCTCATCGGACGCAAGGCGGCGGCGCACCTCGGTGGGGTCGAGCGCCTGCATATCGACATAGAGCTGTGCGGTCTGCGCCTTGATCTGCTCCGTCTGGGCCTTGGTCTGGTCAACCGCCGCCTGCTCGGTATCGCTCAGGCTCCATAGCGGCTTGAACTCCAGCTTATAGTCGGGTTCCTCAGCCACATCACCTGAAGCGATGCCCGCCCGGAACACGACATCCAGCAGGGTGCGGAGGTTGCGTTTCAGCATCAGCCGCTGAATCTTCTCCACGAAGTTGTAGTAGCTCTCGAAGTCGCTGTCGCCGGTGGCGTTCATGCCGGCCGGGGACCGGCCAAACAGAATCGTCTGCGGGATGTTCGTCAGCGCCGACAGCATATTGCAGGTGGCGTCAATAACATCCTTCACGCCGGAGAACTGGAATGTCTTGAAATCGTAATTCTCGCCCTCGGAGTCAA